TAATGGAAGTTTCTCAGGATGCTAGTACGTCTGGGCAGTTTCTGGAGTATCTGGAAGAGTTCTGTAGTCATTTACAGATTGCATCCGACAAAGAAGAGATATTGTTACGCAGACCTTGGACCGATGAGGAGGAGAACTTAACTTACTTTAGACTTCGGGATTTTGAAGGTCACCTTAAAAAGAATAAGTTTTTTGAGTATAAGGCCCATCGGATAGCCCAGAGACTTAGAGACATTAACGGAGAAAGCACCGTGATGAAAATCAAGGGACGGTCTGTCCGCGTCTGGGCAATACCCTCTTTTGAAAAGATTGAAGTAGAAATAGAAACACCAAAATTTAAGGATGATGAGGAGGTCCCATTTTGACAAAAGAAGAACCAATGATGCAAGCTGATGGTTTTGATAAAGCCATTATAGGAATTAATGATGGTGCGTTTGGTCAGCTTAGACTGATCTATGATATAGAAAAATGCGTACAAATTTTAATGACACGAGATGGCATGGACAGAGAGGAAGCAATCGAGTTTTTTACTTTCAATGTGTCTGGAGCCTATGTTGGCAAAGGAACACCAATTTTTATGTGGAAAATGAGTTTAGAGGAGATGGTAGATGCAGAAATTGTCAGACCTACAGCAACCCATTAATTTTACTTTTAGTCGACGTAACAGAAAAATTTACTCAATGTACAAAGATGAGTTACGAACTAAAACGCACATAGCTAAAACTTATGGTTTATCCAGACAGAGAGTTCAACAACTTATTAAGAGGATGGATGACTATGATTACGACTCTAAACGGAAATGTGTGCCCGCAGTGCTTATGAAGGATATGATACTAGCTCCAAAACTGCATGATTTTTTTGAAAGCCACGGTGTCTCTAACAAGACTATCAAAGAGTTTGTATCTGATCATGGTATCTATTGGATGTACCTACGCGGAGGGTTGGGTAGGCGGTCTTTTCAAGCTTTAATAGATGCCATTAGAGACAACGGTTATGTCAAAGAAGCCGAATTATTACAAAAAGAAATAGAAAGTATTAAATCAGGTACATGATGAAAGATAAAAAATTAGAAGAAGAATTTGCTTTAAAACCAATTCCAAAAGATAGATCTCAAACGATGGTGCGATATCGACTCACTAACAAAGGCGTGAGAAAAGAAATGTTAGAAAAAATTCGTAATTGGAAAAAATCTAAACGGTCAGAAGATGTTTAGGATTTTTGGCCCACCGGGGACGGGTAAAACGACTACACTCCTTGATATGGTGGACAGGGCTCTTGAGGCGGGAACTAATTCACACAGGATTGCCTTTCTTGCCTTTACTCGGAAAGCGGCCCACGAAGCACGGGACAGAGCGGCAAAAAGATTTAATCTTGATCCCAAGGAAGATTTGCCGTACTTTAGAACGTTGCATAGTCTTGCTTTAGCCCAGACGGACATTCGTGTAGAGCAGATCATGCAACACGAAGATTACAAAGAGTTGAGTAGTCAAATAGGTTATAGTTTCTCTGGATCTTCTACGAATGTTGACACGGTTGCAGATAATTTGTTAGCGAACGATCCCGTGCTTGGACTGATAAATCTAGCTCGTCTGCGTAAAATTAGTCTTAGAGATCAATATAATCAAAGTAATATAGACTTGGACTGGATGCTTGTGCTTTTCATAAGTAAGGCACTGAAAGAGTTCAAAGAGACTCGAAACAAGTATGACTTCACGGATATGCTCGTGTTGTTTGCAGAAAGCGCAGACAAATATTGTCCACGGTTTGACCTGACGTTTTTAGATGAGGCTCAGGACTTGTCCCCGTTGCAATGGGACATTGCCCACGCCTTGGATAGAAAATCAGAAAAGATGTATGTTGCGGGCGATGATGATCAGGCGATATACAGATGGGCGGGCGCTGACGTTGATCAATTCATAAACTTGGAGGGCGGTAGTGAAACTCTATCGCAGTCTTTTAGAATACCTAAAAAGGTGCATTCCATAGCGGATAAGATATCACGGCGCATGAGTAAGAGGTTTCCAAAACAATACAAGCCTAAAGATGAAGAGGGTTTGGTCAAATGGATTTATTCTATTAACGAAATCGATATGGATAAGGGAACTTGGATGATCTTATCTCAGGCGGGATATATGCTATCGCCAGTAAAACACGATCTTAGATCAAACGGCTATCTGTTTAGTCATATGGGGCATCGTAGTATTTCCGAGAAAATCAGTTCCGCCGTGAATGGTTGGGAGCAAATGCGTAAAGGTAAAACTATCACGGGCGACGTAGCACGGAACATCTATAGTTTTATGTCTACTGGGGACCGAGTAAAACGCGGATTTAAGAAATTAGCTAATCTCTCTGATGAAGATGAAGTCAGTCTTGCAGATTTACAGGAGCATTTTGGACTTCTGGTTGGAGATGATCTAATATGGCATGAGGCCATGAACAAAATGCCTGAGACGGATCGGGCTTACATAACAAAACTATTGAGAAAGGGAGAAAAGTTTAACGGTGAGCCCCGTATATCAGTTTCCACGATCCACGGTTCTAAAGGTGGAGAAGCGGAAAACGTTGTGTTGTTTACCGATATTAGCCCCGCAGCCGATGCAGATATGCGGATTAACGCTGACGATATACACAGGACATTTTACGTTGGCGTCACAAGAACCAAAAAAAACCTATATATCGTCGCAGCAGAGGACGCAATGAGGAGTTATATTTTATGAACCGAGCAGAAATATTAAAGAAAGCCGAGGATCTGGTAAACGGACCCAGAGCAAAAGATTATGGAGATGCCTATCAAAACCATGAGCGCATAGCTAAGATGTGGTCCATTCTTCTTGAAAAGGAAGTGACGGTGGCACAAGTTTATCAGTGCATGATAGCCGTCAAACTTAGTAGAGTTATAGAAACGCCAGACCATGAGGACTCGTATATCGACATTTGTGGCTACGGCGCATTGGCGGGCGAACGATGAAATCCTTACAGATGGCGATGTTTACGCCAAAGTCGGATTGGGTTCCACCCGCCGAGCTTCCCGACATCTTTTCCGCAAAGCAGATTGCAATCGATGTCGAGACAAGAGATCCAAATATCAAAACAAACGGACCCGGATGGCCTACAGGAGACGGGGAGGTTGTGGGCTATGCTATCGCAACAGACGAGTGGCAAGGCTACATTCCTGTAGGTCATCAAGGCGGCGGTAACTTAGACAAGCGTATTGTCAGTAAATGGCTCAGAAAAGTGTTTGAGTGTCCCGCCGATAAAATTATGCACAATGCCCAATACGATGCAGGTTGGATAAAGCGGGAGGGGTTTCAGTTAAACGGACGCCTTATAGATACAATGGTTGTTGCCGCATTACTTGACGAGAACCGTTTTAGTTATAGTCTGAATGCTTTGGCTTACGACCATCTTAACAAGACGAAGAGCGAAAAAGGACTCGTTGAAGCTGCAACTGACTTTGGCGTGGACCCGAAAGCAGAAATGTGGAAGCTACCCGCCATGTATGTCGGCCCTTATGCCGAAACCGACGCCTCACTGACCTTGGAGCTTTGGAATTATTTTAAGATTAAACTGCAACAGGAAGACCTAATGAACGTTGCTAATCTGGAACTCGACCTTTTGCCCTGTCTGATCGACATGACTTGGAATGGCGTCCGTATTGATATGGACAAGTTAGAGCAGACCAGAGACGCTTTGCTCAAGAGAGAAAAAGATATTTTAAGACAGATCAAGAAAACTACTGGGTCTGACGTAGAGATCTGGGCGGCGCAATCTTTGGCGAAAGCGTTTGACAGTCAGGGTATTCCGTATCCCAAGACCGAGAAAGGCGCCCCGTCTTTTACAAAGATGTTTCTTAGTGACCACGAACATGAATTACCCAAGTTGATTGTTCAAGCCCGTAATCTTAACAAGACCCACGGGACGTTTATCGCAACGATTATGAAACACGCGGGTAAAGATGGACGGATACATAGTCACATAAACCAAATCAGATCGGACGATGGGGGAACGGTGTCGGGACGGATAAGCATGAACAACCCGAATTTACAGCAGATCCCTGCTAGAGATCCTGAGTTGGGCCCAATGATTCGTAGTTTATTCTTACCCGAAGAAGGAGAGAAGTGGGCTAGTGTTGATTTCTCGCAACAGGAACCACGGATCTTGGTCCACTATGCTTACGTTTATGGCAAAAATACAAACCCGTTGCCAAAAGTTGATGAGTTTGTCGAGGCATACAGAAATGATCCGAACATGGATTTCCATACAATGGTAGCCGAGATGGCACAGATACCCAGAAAACAAGCAAAAACAATCAATCTGGGTATGATGTATGGTATGGGCGTTAATAAACTGTCAGATCAGCTAGACATTAGCGTTGAAGAGGCAAAAGAAATCGTGAAGCAATACCACGATAGAGTGCCTTTTGTGAAACGATTGATGACGGGCGTAACGAATCGATTAAATGACAAAGCAAGTGGCGGATCTATTCGTTCCATAAAAGGTAGAAAATGCCGATTCGATCTATGGGAGCCCGCCAGTTTTGCAATGCACAAAGCACTTCCGTACTCCGAGGCCGTTTTAGAGCATGGCGAGACGACCAGATTGAAGAGAGCGTATACTTACAAAGCTCTAAATAGATTGATTCAGGCGTCAGCTGCCGATATGACAAAGCAAGCGATGGTAAACCTATATAAACAAGGGCTTGTGCCACTTATTCAGATACATGACGAAATTGCCATGTCCGTAAAAACAAAAGAAGATGCGAAAGTTGTTGCAAATATTATGGAAACAGCGGTAGAGTTAGAAGTACCCAATTTGTGTGATATTGAAATCGGGACAAGTTGGGGTGAGGCAGAGTAGGCTCTCTGTCTGACATATTTTATCCTCCCTGACTAGGCCCCACTACGGTGGGGCCTTTTTTTATTTGACTTATTGTATGTTATCTTATATCATCCCACAAAATAAGGAGATGTCTTATGGATACAGATAAATGGAAGAGTGTTTTAGTGCCTCGTGAGATCTATGAACAGATTGTTACTCTTGCAAAAAGCGAGGGACGTACCATA